CTTTAGTTACAGGTGAGGATGCAGTTACTACATATACTAAAGTATCTCATAATGGGGCATTTGCTCAAAGAGAATATATCTTTAATAACTTAAAAACAAAGATTGACAACCCTAAATTTGAAACTGAGATAGCATATAGAGTTATTGTATGGCATGGACTAGGCGGTATTGCATCTAATAACTTTAGAGCAGGGGCTATTGATTTTTTCTGCTCAAATGGTATGATTAGCGGTGAATTTAATGCAGTTACTATGAAAAATACTAAGAATTTTGAGTTAGGCAAATTTGTTGCTGAGTTACAAAATGCTACAATTAATTTCAATGCTCAAGTTGAGAAGTATCAAAGAGAATTAAATACTGAGGTAGCTATCAAGGATGCTCAAAAGTTTATTGAAAAAATAACTAAGCATGATTTTGCTAAAGATATTGAAAGAAAAAGACAAACTAAAACTCTAGCCCATAATCTACTAGAACAAATTGGTGCTGAGTTTAAAACTAGAGGTAATAATATCTTTGCTATCAGGTCAGCACTTACTGATTGGTCTACTCATGGAGATACTAGAAAAACTAATATTGACCATGAGGCTAAAACTAGATTAGAAAGAGAACAAAAAGTTACTCAATGGACTAATTCTGATGCATTTAAAGAGTTATCTCTTGTAGCATAATTTAAAATATACCTCCCTACTAAACCCCTGAGTTAATTCTTGGGGGTTTTTTTATGTCTTATATAAATTATAATAACTGTTGTAAAAATATTACAGTGATAAAAATGCAACATGATAGTATATATATATGTATGTATGTATGTTACATTCTGTTACAATAATTTACTGGACTAAGTTAAAGTAATATGTTAAGGTATAAAAAGACTGGGAAATGGTTTTTTTTATTT